CCCCTCGCTAGCCCCGTGTCAGTGTCTGCCGCAAACGCCAGCGCCGGAGCTGCTGAGCTGCCGTCTTTCAGCAGCCTCCCCCCGTCAAGCGTTCCCAGCGTGATCCATCCGTCGTTATCTGTGTTGCGCTGTTTCAGCAGGCTGTTTGCCGTGTCAACCCACCACATGAAAGCAAATGTGGGACTGGGCTCGGTTGCGCTGCTGTTGTTGCTGACGATTGCCTGCAGGGTTGCATTCAAATCAGCTCTAAATGCCGCGCCTGAAGCGTTGGCTAAAACGTAATCTGAAGTTGCCATTTAAGTTTCTGCGGTTCCGAACCCGGTTGCCTGGTACTGAAAATTACGGTCAATCGCTACGTTGTTGAAGTTTTTGAACGTAATCGTGAACTGACTGGCGCTTGGGGATGTGATTTCATAATAATCCCCCGCCGCTAGATTTGCTGCCGTGATGCCAATGCTAGGCGCCTGATAGAAAGCTTTTGCAAACGTCACGGTCTTGGCTCCTGCGCCGCTTGCGATTGTTGCGCTGCTTTCTGTTCGTGATTCGAGCTGAACGGTGAAACCCAGCTCATCGACGATCGGGGTCTGATCACTAGCAAATGTTTTTAGGTTTGCCCTGAATTGGAATTGCCTGCCGGTATAGCGGCCTGATTCCATTGGCGTCCATGCACCAAAATCGATGTCTGATTCTGTTTCGATCTTGTCGCCGTCCTCCAAAAGTAAAAAATCACCGTCTTCTAAAAGGAAAAACTGATCAACAGTAGCCTGGTCACTAGTTCTAAAAAACAGATCAGCGCTGGTATTGTCGGCTAAATCCCCGTCTACATCCGACCACCTATCAATAAATTCTGTTCTGTCATCAATCAAGGCGTCAGGATAGATCCCTCTTGTGGTTAGCTTCCTCTCAAAAAGTACGCTAAAAACTCCGCCAAGATCAAGCACGTTCTCAAAGTAATATTCGCCGCTTGGCAAGCGAGCACCAAAAACAACGATCAAGGACAGGTCATCAACGGACGACAGCTCGTCAAAATCAACAACATCATCGACGGTTGAAACCGTACTAAGGGTTGAAGCACCGCCCAAAACCAGGCCGTCGAGGTCGCTGTCATAAAAAACACCGTCTTTGATTCCTCTGAATGGCGGCGAGTCTTGATCTTCTCTTCTCGTTTGGATGTCAAACCTTGGTATTGGCGCCGGAAGGCTGATCACTGCTGATTTTGCGTTTGCGCTCCGCTGGCCAAATTCGCTTTCAAACTTGACCAGATACTCGCCTTCAATCAGCGGCAAGCTCGCATAATTGGTCCTGGCCTCAACTGTCCTCAATAGCGTGCTATTTGGCCATGTGGCTGTTCCATCGGTCTGAGAGGCTTGCCTGATCACCGCAACGAACTTATCAGTATTGAGCGCGGTTTGGGGTATCGCCCAACGAAGCACAACCTGATCACTGCCAGACGCTTGAATCGTCACGTCTGCCGGGTCTGGCGGCAAAACAGTCACACCAGATTGGCCGGGCTCGATTTCAACGACTGGCACCGTAAACCGCGCAGTCACATAAGGCGAACGTTTCCTCAGTGGAGCAACGCCAACGCCTCTCACCCTCACCGTGAGTTGAGTGCCGACACTGAGGCCGTTGATCTCCAAAAACACATTTGACGTTGAGACAGCTGTGTAATTCCCATCGCCGAGCTTGTACTCCAGCTCAAAATCAACAGTTTGACCAGTTGAACCGCGAGACCATGAGACAACGGCTTGATTGGTTGTTTCGCTATTGATCTGAATTTGACGGGCTGAAATATTTAAGTTTGTAGGCTTTGCCGGTGTTTCATTTAATAGTGTTATCGGCTCAAATTCCAGTTTCCCGCCACTATCAGCAGCTGAGTAGATACTGTCGTTGCTTTCAACTCCTGTAATCGTGAACTGGCCGTCACCATTGTCAGAGACTGAAAGGCATCTGAATTTTTGCTCTTTGATGTTGCTCGCGCTAATCGACCATATTGACTGCAACAATGGCGCAGCACTAAACGATTGAACATTCGCCACCGAACCCGCTACAGAGAGGATTGGCCGTGTCTCAACCGATCCGTCCGGCAATGTGCACGTGAGCTGATCGCCTCCTCCACCAGTCAATGTTGCGGTCTGATCCAGCGTGATTGCCGACGTTGTTGCCGCGCTCACTCGTCCAGCAAGGCGCACACCCTGCCGCATTTCGTCCGCCACGGCAAACACCTGCCCAGGGAAAACGACTGCGCCCTGCAGCCCTGTGGTAAAGGTCACAACCTCGCCGTCGATCTCCTCAGATAAAAGCGCCCACCGCCCTAACCGCTGCGCTGCAAACTTTGAGGTGATACCAAACCCAACCAGCTCCCTTACCTGATAGCCGTATTTGCTGATCAGCTCTGCGTCTTCAATGACAGCAACATTTGACTTAAAAAAGTTTTCAGGGTCGTTATATCTGACCCGTATTGATGTGCTTCTAGTCTTGAGTGAAGTGCCTGAGTAAGAGAAGGCCCCGTTGATAACGTTGCTATTTGTATAAAGATGCACAGCTGAAAGGCTGCTGCCGTCGAGGTTCCCGTGATCTGCTGTCGCCTGGATCGTATTTGCGCGCCAATACAACATCCCCCTGAAAACACTGGCGAGATCTTGCAACACGTTGAATGCTTCAGCCCTACTGGCTATCACGGTGTTGCAGGCAAAACGCGGCTCCTGTGTGCCGTCTGGGTTTGTAACCAACTGATTTGAATACTGGCTCAATGGGTACAAATCAACCCAGCTCAGATTTGACGCATCTACAAAATCACCAGCCCCATACCTGCTGTTCGTAGCCATGTCATACCAGCAGCAGACGGGGCAAGTCGTCCAAGCCTTTTTAAGGCTCCCATCAAATGGGCCATCAAATCCCAAGCTGCCATCGTCACGAACAAATGAATTTGACGGAACTTCAACGATCCGGCCTCTGATCTTGTAAGCCCTAGTCGGTAAGCTTTTGAACTGCTGCGTTGAGATCGAAAGGCCAGCCACCGCGCAGAATGGATATGCTGTCCTCAGAGATTGAAGCTCGATCAAGCTTGTCCAAAATATCTGATTGCCCCTGCCGTTTGCGATTGGGATGTCTTGATCAATATCAGTAAAATTTTGGAACTTAACCTCAAAGTGATTCTCTCCAAGGTTTACTTTTCTCACTCGGATGTTCCACGGGCCTTGGCCGCTTAGGTTGATTCGTGGTGACTTAAGTTGATAGTCACTCACCGCGATGCCTGTAATCGTCCTGTCATAAACAGTATTAAACGCTTCGCCTTGGGCTTGTACATCAATTGCAATCTGGATATTGCCGTTAAAAAGCTGGCCTTTCGCTAGCCCCTCCTGCGCTGTTGAAAACATCCGAGGGATAGAAAACAACAGCTCGAATGACTCAACGTCTGTATCTGTGATTTGCCTTGTGACCTGGCCAGCCCCGTAATCTCTAGCAATGACTTTGTTTTCATCGCTCAGCGTTTCACTGTAGTTTTGGCCAATCTCAATATTTACGTCATTGACTGTTGAGGTGCCGTCCTTCCCCTGCTCAAGCTGACTTTGTGTTCTGCCGCCGGGCTTAAAATCGTAAGAGACATCCTCAGGTGCGAAATTGCGTTCTGCTCCTGTCCTGATCGCAGTTTCTTCTAAGAATATTCCCTCATCGCATCCGACCAGGCCAGCAATAGGCCCCTCACAAAGAAGGTCAACAACGCGAATGACTGAAGTGGAGTTTAAGGCCATTACGCTCTATTCTGGTTATCGTCTTTGAATCGATTGTAGTCATTCATCGCAATCTTGATGTCACAAAATTCATTCGCCCTGAAGTCAATTATTTTCACCCTAGTGTCGATCCCTCGGTTGTCTTCGATTGGAGCGTATTTGATGTAATTCATCCACCTATACTTTTGACCACGCAGAAGCAGGCCCTGGACAGTGGCCCTAAGAGTTGCGGTCACAGGGTCGGGGCCTGAAACCTTCGTTGTAACTTCAATCTCATAGGTAATAAAGCCATCTACGAAACTTGAGTCTTCTCCACTTACACGGTCAAATAGTCCATCTTGAAGTTCAAAAAATATTTGATAATTCTCAGACCTGTCATCATCTTCGCCGTCAACTTCGTCCAGTTTTATTACGTTGCCTTGCTGCAGCGTTAAAAACTTTTGAGATGAATTGCCATCTGAAAATTTCACTTGATCATATTCCCACCTTCTGCATCTGATGCCAGACGCTTCAGTTTTGCTAAATCCAATCTTTTCGCCGCCGAAAAGTATGGTTTCAGGTCCTGGCGTCTTGATCACATTCCGCAATGGATCAGACTCATCCGTCACATCGACATTCGCTGAAAGCAGCTGAGAACCGATCAGAACCTCTCCATAGGCAACCGGAATCGTCGCGCCAACCCCAACGGTGTTAGCGGCTCCGGTGTAGGCGTAAGACTGGCGGCCATCTGTGCCACGGGTGACGGATTGCGGTCCATCTGTTGACAGGCTGTCGCCACTGCCTAATCGATTAGAGCCCAGGTTTCCGATTGTTGGCTGAGGTGACAGCAGCTGAGAGACACCGCCCAGGACCAGACTGGCGCCGATTGCACCGATAGCTGTCGCGGCAGCACCACCAATAACTCCTGTAACCCCAAGCCCTATGAAACCGCCAACAGCCGGGCCGAGGACAATAGCAGCTGCAACCAAAGCCACTCCCGCCAAAATCGTTCCAGTTCCACCGCCACTGCCTGCGATCACAGGAGTCACGATCAGGTCAT